CTCTGAAGGCTCTTGTCCGTGAGCGTACTGAGGCAGGTAAAGAAATGCCAACGGATATTTTTAACGTGTTCGTAGGAAACCGAACCAAACTAACAAGGAAACAATAACAATGAAAAGTGAAACACAAATCACGAAACGTGAAAATGCAGGAGCAGTAGCTACAGTTAATTTTGAAGCTGATGCCGATGCTGGCTCTCAGAATATTTCGCAGGAAGATCTTGCGTTACCATTTCTGAAAGTCTTAGGACAACTATCTCCTGAGGTAAATAAAAGGAATGGGAAATATGTCGAGGGCTCAGAACCTGGCATGATTCTCAACACTGTCACAAATGATATTTATGACGGGAGTAAGGGGATAGAAGTTTTGCCAGTTTACTACAAAAGACAACTTGTAGAATGGCAAGACAGAGGTGAGAGTAAAGGCGCTCCAGTAGCAATACATGAAGCTACGAGCGATATCATGAGTAAAACAACTCGTGATAAATCCTATAAAGATAGATTACCTAACGGTAATTATATCGAAAATACTGCAAACCATTTTGTAGTTCTCTTGGGAAAAAATCCTACCACTGCTTTGATTTCTATGAAAGCTACTCAATTAAAAGTGAGTAGAAAATGGAACTCAATGATGATGGGGATTAAAATGCAGGGGGCAAATGGTTTGTTTACGCCGCCTACTTATAGCCACATTTATAAGCTAAAAACTGTTCAAATGTCTAATGATAAAGGAACATGGTTTGGTTGGGATGTGACTAAGATTGGTCCAGTAAGCGACAAATCTGTTTATACTATTGCAAAAACTTTTGCTGAACGTGTAGGGAAAGGCGAAATACAAGCTAAACCCGAAGCACAAGAAGCCAAAAGGAAACCACTAAGTTTATAAGCTCCGAGGAGTGGGGCGGGAGCGGGAGACTTAACCCGCCCTAATAACTTATTATGCAGAAAGTAAATGAACAGCCATTGGAAACGTATGAACACTGGATAGATTCCGGCAGAATTATAATACCGTGCCTCAAAGGGAGGCCAATCGTAAAAAATTGGCAAGCCCCAAGTTTTAAAATATCGAAAGAAGAATGGAAAAATAAATACACCCACTGTGCAATGGGCTTAAGATTAGATCAAGATATTGACTTTGATATCGATAATGAATTAGCAAAAAGATTTATAGAGAAATATGCTAGCTCTAGTAGTGCTATCTCAGGTAGACCAACAAATCCAAGTAGTCATTATTGGTGGAAGGGTGTACTAGACTTTAAAAAATTTGCTCTTCCACAAGAACTTAAAAAATACTATGAAAAATTCCCACATGGAGCAACGCTTTGTGAAATTAGAAATGGGAGTAATCATTATACTATAGTTCCAAAATCTAGACACAGTAAAAATGATGAGGATGTTGTATGGGAAAAATATGAAAGCATAAAAGAGTATCCAGGGGATTTAAATACTGACTTAAGAAAGGTGGCTCTATCCACTGCGTTATGTATCCTTTATGCATCCCAAGGACAACGAGATGATTACTGCACAGCAATAGCAGGTGTTCTATTAAAAAATACTAAATGGAGCGAAGAAGAGATAAACGAATTTGTTTATAATTTGGCCCTCGAATCTGATGATAACGAAGCAGAAGATAGATCACAAAAAGGAACAAGCGGGAAAAAAGCACAAAGAAATTTTGGGGTACCTAAACTTGCTGAAATCATAGGGTGTACTACAAAAACGGTGTCAGAGTTATTTAGTTGGGTTGGTATTGGATATGAAACTGTAGAAGATACTAACATTATAGGAAACATTATTGAATATGGAGAAGATAGATATTTTGTTGAAATAAAAAAAATTGAAGATGGAAAACCAAAAACAATAAGAATAACAGTAAAGGGAACAGAACTTAAACAAAAACCCTTTGGTGATGCAGTCATGAAACAAGCACAAATATGGCTTATTAAAATAAAAGATCATATTTTTAACGACATGATGCGAAAGAAATTTAATGCAAGGACTCAATCAGAAGACTATGTTGAAGAAGCTGCGGAAGACATGGTCTTTATTAAATATTTTCAACAATATATTCATAAAGAACAAGCCTATACAGATAGTTCTAGTCTTTTAGAATATAAGCGGCCTCATTTTCATTTAAAAAAAAGATATTTAGAATTTAATTTAAATAGCTTTGAAGATTTTTTAGTAGAAAAAAGAGTTGGAACAGAAAGAGTAGATTTAATTTTAAACCTTCAACGGATTTTAAAAGCAAAAAAGATTAAAGGAAAGATTAAAGATAGATCATGTGTGCGTTGGCGTATTGATGAATACAATGTTCCTCATGATGATTTAATAATTGAAGGAGAAGCTACTGAGATGAAGGAGATAACAGATGACAAAAGCTAGATTTGTTGTAGGTCCACCAGGAACTGGAAAGACTCACATATTTTTATTAACTAAATATAAGAAGTTTTTTAAACTTTATGATCCTGATAAAATTGTTTTAATTTCTCACACCAACACCGCTGTTAATGAAATTTTAGATGCAGTCATGAAGATTCCTGAAATTAAGGAAAGAGGTTATCGAAGAAAATTTTTTGAAGATCGCATCTGTACTATTCATCATTATTGTAAAAGAAGGCTTATACGTAAAGAAGTATTTAATGAACAAGACAATGAAGATTTTAAAAATTTAGTACGTCTCAATTCAGGGTTTGCGCAATCAAAGTATGGTTCTGATGTTTATAAAGACCATTCTTTTTTCAAATTTATTAAAGGGGCCTATGGTCATAATCGTACTCTTGAAGAACATTGGCATCATCCCTCAACGGATAGATTAGAATATACTCCTTATCATTTAAGACAGCTCGAAGAGCTAGAGGCAGAGTACAAAAAATATAAGAAAAACAATAACTTATATGATTTTGCGGATATGATTCTCGGGTACAATGAGCTCGAAACTGAGTCAGATATTCAAGCGTTAATTGTAGATGAAGCCCAAGATACTAACCGTTCTCAGCTTGAAGCAGTTTTTAAAATGGCAAAGAATGTTAAAGATGGACACTTCTACTTAGTAGGAGATCCTGATCAAACCATTTTTGAATGGGCCGGATCAGATGCAAAATATTTTCATGAGATCTCTAGAACTCCTTGGGAAGATGAAGACACTAAAAAATTAAAAGAGGGGAAAAGATGTGGAGAAGCTATTAATAAATTTTGTAAAAATATTATTGCCACTGTTTGGAACCACTATGGGTATCAAAGAGACTGGTCTCCTGCTAAAGGAATCAAAGGAAATGTTTATGTATTGAATGATCTTAGACCTTCCAACAATTTAAAAATACTAATAGAAAAAATACGAAATACAAAACAAACTTTTTTATTTTCTTATAGAGGAAAACCAAGTGATCAACGATTTAAACAATTTTTTGAAGCATACGGAATAGAGTATGCTCACATGAACAACTCTTTACATGTTCCTACTAAAGAATTAAAGGCACATGATGAATGGCCGAGTTTTATAGAAGGGGCTCCTAAAAGTAAAAAACAATTAAAAGATTTTTGGTGTTATTTAGGTAGCCAAGCTATTGTCCACGGGAAAGGGGCTTTTAAATTTGAAGATTGGATTAATAAAGATTATGTCATAGATGCATTGATCGAAGCAAACCTTTTAAAACCTCAAGCAAAGTTAGTTAAGAATTTTGATTTATTAAGAAAACGTGCAAAAGGGTGTGACGCCAAACAACATGAGCGAAGAATGATCTACATTAGAAAGATTATAAAGAACGGATTTGATTTTGATGGAACAATTAGAGTGAGGTACGGAAGTATTCATAAAGTTAAAGGAACCACGTTTGATAATGTGGTAGGGGATTTAAGTATTTTTAGACGTAAACCCGAACCTTTATTTGTACAAAAAAGATTAAAGTATGTCATGTTTAGTAGAGGAATCTATGATGCATGGGTACTGCGATCAGAAACAGGAAAGGAGTTAGGGGATTATGGGAACATACGATAAACAAATAGGGGGATCTCATTATTTAAATTTTAAAATTCAGCCAAGTGAATTTGCTAATAAAAATAATTTGCCCTTTGCTGAAGGGAATGCTATAAAATATATCTGTCGACATAAGTACAAGGGAAAGAAGGAAGATCTAAAGAAAGCAAAACATTACATAGATATGATTATTGAAAGAGATTATCCGGACACACCACACATTAGACCTTTACCACCTGGTTTTACTTTAACTAAACCCAAAGATCCTGACATGACTCCC